ATGGGAGCTAATGTTAAGCAAGTAATTCTTATCGCAATTAGTCTAATTGTTATCGCAACAATTTTACCACTTGCGATTGGATTAATCTCTGGAGCTGGTGATGTTATTATTAATGCTGACAATCAAACTTTAGCGGATGTATGCGATCCAGCGGTTTTGACTTTGCTTACTGTATTATTGCCAATTTTGGCAGTAATCAGTATTACCATGTATTTTTTACCAAGAATAAGCGATTGAATGTTTAATCTTTTATTCTTTATTTTTTTATTTTTAAGGTTAATATTTATGACTGAAAATGAACAAGAGAGATTAGAATTAGATAAGAAATTACTTAAAATGTCTAATAATCTTTTATCTGGAATTTCATGTCTTATTACAACTTCTATATTTATAATTATATCAATTTGGTGTAAATTATTATTTTAAAGAATAAAAGTGTATCATTTATTCTATTATTGGTTATTACTTCATTTCTAATAGGAATTATTTTAATTCCTAAGGTTAATGCTACATCATCAGATATTTTACGTTATGACTTCGAAAAAGATAGTCTTGTTGATTCTGTAAATAAATCTAAAATGAATTTAAGACATAATAATATCATTACGGGTGATTATAATGGAACATATAGTTTTATTAATGATTCTGGTTTTCCTATTGGTTGGAATGATTTAAGCGTATCTCCCGCTAATACTTCAGTTCAATCTTATTTTAATAAACATCAAACTATTCTTAATCTAAGTGTTATAAATTCAAATGACGCTCAATGTGAACAAATATTTTATGAAGGTTCTCAAGTATCGGGAATTGTAGAATTATGGTTTTCTATAAGCGATGTATCTCAATCTATTAGTATTAGACTTATGAATGGAGCAACTCAATGCGTAATATTTAATAGTGTAGCTAATATATTTAGAATATATAACGGTGCTAATCCATTTATATTAGATACAATTCCCGTAAATAATCAATGGTATCATCTTAAATTAAGTTTTGATTGTATTACAGATACTTTTGATGTATATATAAATAATTATAATGAAGGAAATTATAATTTTTATACTAATGATATTGAGATTAATAGAGTAGATTATCTTGTTGCTTCTACAGAAGTTTATAGTTTATGTTTAGATGCTATTGGATATTCTTGGTCAACTAATTATACTATTGATGATAATAAATATCCAAATATTCAAGAAGTAGATTCTAATATTCTTACAAAAGATAAATATGAATTTAATTTAAATGATAATGGTAATCCTTATGCTCAACTTGGATTTCCAGAAGTAGATTTCTGGATACGTTATAGTCAATATAATTATGATGTATTTCCAGATACGCCAGATTTTACAGCTAACAAAACAAAAAACATAAATGGAATAACTATTCATAGTAGTCTTGATGGTTCTGATACGGGTATATATAATCAATCATTAGGATTAACTCAAGATAAATTTAATATTACATTAGGATTTCAAATTACTAATATGAATGAGATAAATTCTTATACTCTTTTTAAAATTTATAGTTTAAATAATACTGAAATAATAAGATTAAGATTTGATACTCAAACTAATCAAGATACAGATTTACAGTATTATGATGGAAGTTCTTATCAAGATTTAGTAAGTATTCATGGTCTTGATGCTAATAGAGTTCTTGAATTTAATTTGTATATATATAATTTCAATGTTAATTTATCTTGGTATAGAACTGATGATTATACTACTACTTATTCTTTTCCTTTAATAAGTAATTTAAAAGGTATAAATCGAATTGACTTTTTTAGTTATGATCCTACTTCAAATACAGATTATTATCATTTAAGATTAAACTATATAGGAATATATCAATATAATATTTCTATGTGTAGAGAATATGGTTATTTAAGTTATGAATTAATAGATAATTGGAATCTTAATCATCATAATGTATTTTCGGTTAATGCTTATAATCAAACAATAAAAATAATTGCTTTTGGAAAAATAGAAGGATTATACTCTAATGAAATACTTAATGAATTTGATAATAATAGTTTTTGCTATAATTTCCATGATGATGAGCGTATAATTGAGAAACCTTATTTATTTTTAATTATTCAATCAAATTTTAATTTAAGTAAATCTTTATCTCTTTTAATAGAACGTGTTAAATTAAACAAATATATTGATAATGTTTTTAGTCATGTAATAACAATTCAATATTATTATCATAATTTAAACAATAAGAGTTATTATTATGTAGACAATTCAAATAGATTAAATTATCATTTTGATATAACTCAAAATGATACATCAGAATATATGATGTTTTATTTTGATTTTATAAGGCATATTTCATCAGATTATATGATTATTAATTTTAAATGTAGAGAGTTATCTTCTACTATTGGAAGTGCTTATATAGATATGAGTTATTTTCAACCACCAAATGACCGCTTTTATTTAAAAACTTATGAAACAACAATCAATACATTATTACAACGTGGTAAAGAATTTAGTCGTTTTTATTTTGTAATTTTCGATAATGAAAATAATAATTATACAAATTGTATAGGAAAAGGTTATATATCTGGATTACAATTTCAGTATAAACTTTATGGAATCGCGGGAAAAACTGATTTTATAATCATTAGTTTACTTGCTATTATGATTCCATTAATTATAATAATTGCTCCGACAATAGGAATATACTCTGTTTATAGAAAAAAGGAAATTGTTATTCCTATACTTATATTAATGAGTATTATTTGTTATGTTGCTTTATTAATTCCTTTTGAATTATTCTTTATAATGTTATTATGTTATGGTTGCGGAATATTTATACAATATAAAAAAAGTGGTTTTGATTAAGAATGATTGAAACTAATTGGATTTTTGGAATTGCTATAATGTTTGGATTAGCATTAGTTCTAAACCATTATACAATTGATAATATAAAAGGATTCTTTGTTTTCTTAACTTTTTTTAATGCTTTTGTTGTATATGCTGGCTTTTTACCTTATTGGACATTAATATTAAATATTGTAGTATTAACATTTATTATGTATTTTGAATTAAAAAATAATCAAGTGAGATAATTTGCTAATAAGTATATGTATATTACCTTTAGTAATTCTGAGCATTCTTTCTTTAGTATTAGGAAATGAGTTTATAGGTTTATTTATTGGTCAAGAGAGCTTGGCAGTTGAATTGACTGAATTAACTCCTATATCTTTTAATTTTGATCCTTTATTAGGAGCTATAGTGTTAATAAGTATTGTTGCTGTTGGTGTAGTACTTTTAGGATTAAGGATTCTGGGCTCTGGATTATCTGATGATTCTATAAGGATTGTATGTGTCGCATTATGTTATATAGGTATTTGGATGTTTTTAAGTGTTTTAGCTATGCCACTTTTATTTAGTATTGAACTTTTTGGCACATTAATTTATACAGCTTTAACAATAGGTTATACAATTGGAGTTATAGAAAAAATGAGTGGAGTAGGATAAAAATGGATTTATTAAGTATGAATGATATTTTAAAACCTATTATAATAATAGTCATATTTCTTAGTTTGATAATTACTATGATATTTGTATATAGAATAATAAAGATTTGGATATTTGTTTTATTTATTTTCTTAATTTCTCTTATATTAGGTATAAGTACATTATCTTTAAATTATATTCCTTTTAATCCTTATACTTCTACATTCTTTATCTTAACTCAATTATTATTTTTAATAGTAAAAACAATTAAAGTATTTAAGAGATGATTAAAAATTCCCGCAAATCCTTTTCCAGAATGTACTTGTGAAGCTCAAGCAATAATCCTAATGAGTTTTATGTTTGCTGTTATTTTAATAATGTTATCATTAATTATTTTAATGTTATATTTATATCAGAAAATAGAAAAATTCCTTCCTACTCTAATTTTGTTTTTATTTTCATTAATAATAGGATTTATGTCAATAGCAATAATTAGCTTACCATTTATTCCATACTTTTCATTATTTTTTATATTATTTCAATTATCAATTTTTATAATTAAAAGCTTAGAAATCTATAAATAAGAGTAAAGAAAATGTTAAATAAAATATTAAAGAAAAAATATATTGTTAGATTCTTAATAAAGGAAAAAGAAATATATACAGTTATAAAAAGCAAAAGAATACAACCAACAACTACAGAAATTAGTTTTAGAGATAAAACATATATTATTAATATAACTAATCCGACATATTCAAAAGTTTTAAAATTATTCTTTTTTATTGATATTGATAAATCAGATGATTGTCAATTATCTTTTATTAAAAAGAAAGGAAGTTCTAAGATAACCCCAGATGATATTGATATGATTATAGGAAAACATATAATAAAACAATTAACAACTAATTTAACTGATTCCGCTTTTAGAACTAATTTAATGTATGTAATATTTGGATTAGCTTTAGGCGGAGCAATTGGCTGGATTGCGGGTGGTTTTGCTTAAAATGGCAGAATTAAGAGAATATATGAATGAAGTAATTCCAACAAAAGATATTTCCTTACAAAAAATATTAAACAATCTAATAGAAGGCGACAAAAATTTAGATTTAAAAACACATATTTTTAAACCAAAACAATTAGCTGGTTTAGTTGTAATACAAGAATATTTAAAAATCATTGGTTTAACTAAATCATCAGATTTAATAAAATCATTTATGAAACATTTTAAGCGTTTAATGGTAAGTTATAAAAGGTTAAGTAGAATAGAGATAATTAAAGCTATATCATCTATTCTTGAAAAAGAAAGATTATCTAACGCGGAAAAAATGACTACAAAAATAGTATAATGTTAATCTTTTTATTAGGTAATAATGGAAGTGGTAAAAGTTTTTTATTACTTTTTTATGGTACTAAATTTAGTAAAAATATATATAGTAATTATAAACTTGAACTTGATAATTATATTCCTTTCACTATAAATGATTTATTAAATATGGATAAACTTAAAGAAGGAAATATTTTTTTAGATGAAGCATACACTTGGTTAGAATCAAGAACTTCTGGCAATGCTTTAAATCTATTAACAAGTTATCTTATTTATCAAAAAAGAAAAAGACACTTAGACATTTATTTAACAGCTCAAATGTTTTCAAGTATGGATAAAAGAGCACGACATTTGGCTAATATAATAATAGAATGTCAAACAAGAATTAATTTTAAAAAAGATGATTTTTATTATCTTTATAGAGATATTGATACTAATACAGAAAAGAGTTTTATGATTCCTTATAAAAAAGCCGAAAAGTATTTTAAACTTTATGATACTTATGAAATCATAGAACCGCAAAAAAGAAGTAGATTAGAATTCAATATTTTAAAAGATAATCCTAAAGCAATGTTAAAAAAAATTAAAGAAATTTCCAAAATTATAAATCCTATGTTAAAGGTTATAACACATGATTCTATTAAAACATCCTTACTTCTAAATGGTTTTGAAATTGGCTATGAAAAATTTATATATATATATCTAAAAGGATTGATTAATATTGATAACAATTAAAATAAGTAAAAGATTAAAAATTGAAAAATATAAAGGTAAAGGATTAAGAATATTTATTAATCTTAAAGCTATAAATAAATGGATAAGTTTAAGACTAAATGAAAGAGAAGTACAATTATTAATTTATATAATAAAAATTATTTATCCTTAAAATAAAAATATGAAAATATACAAAATAAGCATTGCTTTATGGATTATTTTATTTATTTTTAAAATATTTGATATAATATTAACTATAATAGGATTAAAAATACCTAATGTTATAGAATCTAATATATTAGGTTTTAATGTATTCTCTATATTTCTTTATTTAAGTTCAATTCCTATGATTTTTATTGGAATATATTTAAGTAGAAATATTAAAATTGGTTTAATAGGATTCATTATAATAATTGGATTTACAATTGTCATAGGAATTTATGTATTAATCAATAATATTACAATAATAATAAAAATGAGATGATAATATATGGATATTAATGAATTATTAGGAAAAGCAATAAATATATCATTAGAAATAAAATTTAATGTTATTATAAATGATATATTAAAAGAATTGAATTATATGGAATTAGGATTATTTTTAAACACTAATAATGAAAATATAGATAAAATAGAAATTACATTGAAAGAATAATGCTTAAACTTAATTTAGGTTGTGGAAACGATATTAGAAAGAATTGGATAAATTTAGATATAATATTTAAAAAAGGCGTAAATGTTATTCATAATTTAAATAAATTACCTTTACCTTTTAATGATAATTATTTTGATTATATTTTATGTAAGGATATTTTAGAGCATATTAATTATTTTCCATTAATGAATGAATTATACAGAATCTTAAAAAAGAATGGTATATTAAGAATTAGAATACCACATTTTACTTCAAGAAGTAATTATGCTGAGCCAACACATATAAATCAATTTTCAAGTAATACATTTTATTATTTTATAGATAAAGGTAAGTTTGCGTATGAAAGAAATATAAATTTCTTTTCAAAAATATATATTAGACTTGAAATTGAACAATCTAAAATTCCTATATTAAAAACATTTTTAAGATTATTATATAATAAAATAAATAAATCTTATCAAAAACAAAATAGTTATGAAAGAACTTTTTTAAGAATCTTTCCATGTCAATGTATAAAAATAATTTTGGTTAAATAATGATAAAAAAGAAAAATTATCCTTTTATTATAATATTATATTTAATTATATTTAGTATAATATCTTATTATAATTTTTTAAATATTATATTTTGGTTAATTATATATAATATTTATTTTGTTATATTAAATTTAATATCTTTTTTAGTATTTACATTTAATATTTATTTATTTTTAACTATAAAGAATAAAAGTGAATAA